AGAATTGCCTATACGACTCATTTATTCACCATCAGTATGCGTCTGACCGTAGTTGGTTGCCGGACAAAACACAGGTCATGGCCTTGTCTGCGCCGGTATTTGTATCGTATAGAGCGATAAAACTAACAGACATTGTATTTGTGTCTCGACCACTTACTGATGCTTCGGGTGCTTCAAAGAATATCTTTTTGAACTCAAAGGTAATGCTATCTGCACCGGCTTCATCCTTTAGGACAAGAGTTAAGGCCGCATCTGCACCGCTTGGGTTATCTATGTCGCCATCAGCAGCAATCAGGCTGCTATATGTTGGCTCTCCATCGGTAGCGGTGTAAAGAACTTGGTTAAACTCAATTGAGCCTGTAATCTCTCTCCGCTGGTGGGGAATCTTTCTTTGAGGTCCTGCACCACCGAGAGCATAAGCGTTATCTGTGTCTTGATTCAAGTTAATATCAAAGGAAAATGACTTAACAGTTGCTACTGCACTACCGCTTCCAAACTTGACTTCGCCATTTGCGAAGTAAAGTGCGTCGAGTGCTTCACCGTCAAAAGTTGGTGTAGCGAGAGCCGCTACTGCTGACTCTCCCTTACCATAAAAACCGGTAGTCATCATTACATATTCGCCAACATTTGCGGCTACGCTTAGTGAGTTAGCGCACATTCCCGTAAAAGTGTGTTGTTTCTGTTCACGACCAATCTTTATTGTATATGATGGGTATTCATCAGATGCAGACGAAGGCTCAACCAATGTGTGTGTGTATGGACCACTACCCGATACACTATCGGTTGGGAAAAAGCCCAAAAGACAGGTTGCTACGAAGTCATCAACCTGCATAGCAAGGCTAATGTCGCCTTCGCTGTATTCCTTACCGGTTACTGCCTTTCCGGCAATCGGTCTGCTCATATCCTCACGGACCATTGTGTCGAACTTGTGTCCTATTGATTCTTCATCCACCTCTCCATAGAGATAACCCGATGCTGGGTCTGTTCCATAGGAGGATTCTTTTACTATTCCTACATAGCGATTTAGAAAGTCATCAGCCATAATAAATTCACCTACTGTTAGTTATACGCACGAATCATGCGACACTTAAAGGTTATCACCGATGCCTCATGTCTATTAGTCTTTGATAAGTAAATACCATTTGGTGAGTGCATACCATATCGTCGTCATCTATTTTTACATCTAATTCTGCATTATAGGAAATTATACTATCTGTTGAGGCCATAACACCTGTGTTTGTATAAATCTCATCAAAAATTTCACCCGTTATATTCAATCCTTCTCGGTATGCGTCTTCATAATTAGTGCCTCTTGTAGTCACCAATACTCGCACATCATAATTTTGCCTAACCTTTTTACCTCCAAGAGATTCAAATGTGGGGGAATCAATACCTTCAATAACCACATGAATAACAGGCGGAAGCATTTTTGTTAATCTATTCATTGAAAGGTCATAACCATATACAATCGAAGAATCATCCACCTGTGTTTTCAAATACATTCTTTTACTGTTTTTCAATTGATTAACAATTGCTATTCCCATTCGGGATAATGTGTCTTGTGCGAAGTCAGAAGTCATCAATTCTTCGGGATTAAAAGCACCAAACTTACTGTAATAAACAGAAGACCATTTTACTGTTCCATCTGTATTACCCCATGTTGCTGTATCGCTTGAAGAAGACGAACCGGTAACTGTATAAAACACGGTATTTGTGTCGTCATCATACATCATTTCTCTTGCATATAAATTACCACTACCCGCCGAATCAAGAGTTAATCTAAGGATTATATCTATTGCTTCGTCTTCTTGTTTTGTAATGTCTAAACTTCGTGTAGTTACTGTTGTTGCACCTACAAGGTCTAATTTATCGCCGTTGCCTTTTGACCTTACTTCGACCCTTTTTGTTCCATTATCAAGAGCCATTAAAACCGTTCCTGCTGCCGGAATATCTGAGGTATTACTAAAGGAAAACACGGCTACTAAGGTCAAATCATTTTCGTCAGCAGCAGGAGTAATTGAGTAAGTCATAGACGATGAAGCCAACCAATAATCACCCGACGCAGCACCACCACTACCCGACCAATCATCATTAAACGAACCGGATAATGATGTGGGGTCTGTTCCGTTCATACGGCTGTTCCAATACTGAGTCTTTGTTGCTACGGCCATTATCTGTTCATCTCCCGTAATACTCTATCTCCTTCTCTTTCAAATCCTCTTTGTATCGCGTCTGCGTATTTTTGAAACCGTTTTTTTCCTATATTCTTCCACTCTTGACTAACATAGCCTTCGGGTAACACATATTTACCTGCGCCGCCACTCATATATGCGGCCCTTGCTGCACCACGCACTAATCGAGTCATAACAGGATTACCTACTGTTGCTTTCACATATATTCTTTTCTTGATTGGGTCTCCTACTCCCTTTCCAAAATAATACAAACCCGGCAACGATTCACCCCCACTTCCAATGTCCTCATAAAAACCGGTATCAACAGAAAACATTGTTTCGTTGGTTGATGCCCCAAAAAAAGATGCAGAACCAACGGCTACCTCTTGTATTTCGTCTGCGTATAGTGCTTTGGCTAACCTTTTGTAAAACACTTTCCACTTACCACGCTTACGGCCTTTGCTGGCCTTGTAAAGATTTGTGTAAGTGCGGTTTAAGTCGGATTGATACTTCTTGTGTTGCTTTTTTAATTCTTTATTCCAAGCATTTGTTATATTCCTACTTATTTTTGCATTGGTTTCTCTAATTGCTTTACCATAAGCCCTTTGAGATTGTGCATCCACTTCTATTTGTATCATGCCTTCACCCTCAATCCACAGACCCAAGATGGGCTAAACGGGTAAGGTTCATTGTGCTTCTATCACGAAGGGCCGAGCCGCGCAACGAGCCTTCCGTTGTCGCTGTTTGGAACATAGATTCGTCTTCGTAGTAATACGATGCCGCTATATCAGCACATATTTCTCTAAGCACATGAGCAAATTCACCTTCTTCAACGGTAACACCGTCTGCATGGTCGAAGGAGATACCACTTACACCGGTTAAATCATTAGATGATTTGCCGGTCCATTTTATTGAATCCCCATCAATGTTCCCGCTACCTGCGGAGGAAAAGGCAGAAGCAGAAGTTAAAGTAATTGTGTTAGCATTTGCGGCTACTGCGCCGCTAAGTGTAGTGCTTGCGATTTCTCTTGAAGGCACATCTCGCCCATAATCGCGGAAACATTGGTCTATGTCGATAGTAGCCCTGCGAATAGCGGTAGTTAGTCTTGTATTGGCTTTATCTCTTTGACCGCTATTCAGACCCAAACGAGAGCCAACATCAGTTATAGAACAATAATAAGACATTTATTAACACCGCCACTACTCCAATTCCCATAATGTAAAGCATTCGCTTCTGTATTCTATCAATGGTAATTAGTGTCTTTTCAAGGTTTGTGAGGCGATTCGTTACCGAACTACACCAACGGCCCCAAGAGTTTGCATCCATTTTGTATCACATCTGCGTTGAAAGACCCATAGCACCCGCCACAATTGCTATTAGGGTGAATATAATCTTCTGCATATTAGTCATATACGAAGCAATAAGCCCGTTAGTTATTTCTAATTCGGTAGCGACTTGCGCTAATCCGGTTTTCATCTGTATGTTAGATTGGACTAATTGTTCAATTAGTCTTTCGTGTCTTGAAGCCGTTGCTTCTAAGTTTTCTAATCGAATATCAATTACTTCTTCAGACACCATCTTCACCCATGCTTGCTTTAAGTCGGGCGATAAGGTCAGCCTTCTTGCCCGATACGGCAAGACCCTTCTCCTTTAGCATGGCCTTCAATTCAGCAACATTTCGTGATTCTAATGTGTCTTCTATGGTTTCTAATTCCGCCTTTGCTTCTGCGGCCTTTTCCTTAACTTCATCCATAGAGTCAATTACTTCGTCAAGACTGATATTTCCATCAGCATTCAATACCTGATACTTCTTGTAAGCCCAAGCCGCAATACCCAATAGGGCTGCTACTGCGATAAGGATTACTTCTATATCGTCTAACAAAGATGATGACGAATCCGCCACACAATCTAAACATTCTTCAATTATTGTCGTATTATTTTCCTGCATAACTATCTCTCTCATACACTATTTGTTTAACTGCGGAAAACGGAATTACGGCAAACGGCCTTTGTTCACTACCCCGATAGAGTTTATACCCATGAGGTGTTTCTTCAATGTTTATGTTAGTCCAAGACTTTTCAGGAGGCGTATATACAATTTTACCCCTCCTAATCACTCCCTTTCCGGCAGACATACCTCTTGATTACAGGAACATTACTTAAAACGTTAGTCTGTTGAGGGTGTGAGCCAACCACTATCTATCATATTATCTAAAGTGTTCAGAATATCCTCATACTCTAATAAATCACAGGTGGTTTGTTCGTAGGTATAACCTATCTCGTATGAATTGTAGGTGCTGTTAGATACATAAACAATGTAGCCATCCCATTCTTCAGTATAAATTTGAACATATAATTTACGGCCCTGTTCATCATCTTCCTTTCCTACTATTGTTCCCTCTAATTCCCTACAGGAAAATGGATTTACAATAGTCCCCGATGGAGGGGAAGATATAACCGGCCCTATCATTCCTAAGAAGAAAATAAGGATTAAAATATAAGCCACGCTTTCGCTTTCGCTCATATATAGAAATAATCTTATCGTTAGATAATTATTATCGCCAACGAGGACCTTCAAACCAACCTACAAGACTTGTTCTTGAGCCTTTTGTTATAGGACTAACCCCATGCTGTAAGTATGAAAGGAAACAGATAACTGTTCCTTTGGGAAGTAGTATGTCGCTGTCGGGTGTTTCTGTTTCTGAAAAGGAAAGCAAACCACCTTCATAATCTTCGGGGTCTGTTAATTGAACAACGAAACTTAGTTTTCTATGGTAGCCGTCTTGTCTGTTGTAATTTACATCGTGGTGCATATCATAGTGATGTCCCACATCAGAATACTGCGTAAATTGTAGTGGTGGTAAGTGTGTTAAGGTAAGTTTGAAATGTTGGTTAGCCTGTAAAGAAATAGCCTTCAATACATCGTGCATTTCTTGATATTCACCCTCGTTAGGTAGCCAAGAAATATCGGTTTTCCTGTGAGAGTCGTCTGAATTAAAGGTCGAAGCCTCTTGAACAGGCGCAGATTTACCCAATTCTAACCATCTATCACAAGTTTCTTCATCTAATACCTTTTCAAACACAAGCCAATTCGGGTGTTCCAACATAGAATAGCCTTAATCTGAGGTCTATTTAAGGGATTGCTTTTAGTTAAGACCAATTCCAACCGCTGATTTCAGAAATATAAGCACCATATTTATTCGTCATTCTTGTTTGATACTCAGAAAGTTTTTCATCGGTTGTTAACCATGTATCAAACCACCCTGCATCCCAAGATGAACCATCGGGTATTTCCCATGTGCTAATGTCTGCATGAATCAATGTAAAACGGTCATCCTTAGCGCAATCATCCCATACTAAATCTATTACATCTTGCTCTTTTTCAATAATTGTTACGCTTGTTACCGCATCATTGGCGAGCAAACCCACATTAACGACACCAAGACCAAGACCTGCGATGAGAATATCGCCACTCATTTTAGGGATAAGCCAAGCGTGGTCGTCATATTCTTGTGCAGTATCTTGCATAATGTTAAGCCAAGATTCACCAAACTTACGATAGAGAACGGTATAATCTCCTTCGGGTATATTTTTGTAATTAACATAATTTAACCACGAATCCTCACCTGTTTTGTCCGTAGCACCTGCTACTTTGTAATTTCCACTTTCTCCATCGGGGATATTTACAGTCCATCTCGTCATAGTATCACACTCAAGATATTTCCACTGTTACATCTAATTGAGGGGCGGTTGTTGTTCCACCTGCGTTTGTTGCTGAAGCATCAACAGTCCAAGCGATAGTATCTCCGCTTGCTAGTAAATTATAGCCCCTACCGCCCGAAGAATGATATAATCTTACT